TATTTCCGCCAGGACGGTTCCGTGGCCTTATACTGAGCCAGAACCTGTCTGTCCAGAACATCACCGAACAGGTAAGGGAAGTCGGATGTAGTCAGGGCTTCGCGTATTAGGAACTCCCTTTGGTGAGGTGCTATGTGTCTACCCTGATATACGGAATTGTAAACGAGGTCATTTACTTCGGTTATTCGGGATAGGGGATAATCCATCCCCCGGTCTTTATTGGTTAAAAACCCTGACGATTCTTTCAGGGTTTCTTCAAAAAGTCTCTCTGGCATTTTAAGCCTCCTATGTTTATTTTACTTCTGGTGTCTGGTTGAGAATGCGGTCTATCAGCTCCACATCGGCACGGCTTCGTGCAGGGAAGGATTCAGCAGCAGCTTTAACCCTCCCATATTCCTCTTCTTCTAACATTACCTCGTCGCCAGATTGCTCAATTTTCATGGCAAGAATATTCTGCCTGATAAGAGCTGCACCCATTAACTTTAATGCAGGAAGGAACATGATGTTAATTATCGAGTCCTTTACATTGAAGGGGATGGTAACTTCCTCCACGCCCCCTACGGGGTTTTGTATTTTCTGTGTCCACTGATAGTCTCTTAGATTTAAGTTCCGCATTTTCTCTCCTTATTTTATTTTTATTTATCCAGCATCAGCGGCTTCGTGGTTGATAACTTCCCAATCAGTATCAGCAGTAGCACTATTCACCTTCATGAATATCTCGCCGATGCTTGAGAAGTATAGAGAGCCTTCACTGATTAAATCTCCAGTAAATGCTCTTATGGTTGCCCTTGTGGCAAGGTCTCCCATATACCACTGAATTATTCTGCCTGTCGCTTCCCTAGTCGGCCAGGTTGCTATGTTCACGTTGGCATCGGGACCAGCACATTCGCTGAAGTCGAGTAGTCGAGAGAAAGTACCCACAGCATGGATACAGTTATCTATTGTGGTTCCCGCTCCGGCTATGATAGCCAAGCCGTGGTCTAGTGTTCCAGTGCTTGCCCAAGTCTGCCCGTAGAATAAAGCACTTTCACCACCGCCAGCTATCACGGACAGGTCATTGTTATTCGGGTCTAAGATTGCCCGGACTGCCGCAATAACTGCCCCCGCTCCAACTGTAGTCCCATCGGGAACGTCAAGCCAGGCGGATAATGGGGAAATAGCCGCACCGGCAGCAAGTTCAGGTGAGGTTCCCAGGGTCATGTAACCGTGGAGACATTGCATATCACCGCTTGCAATACCATCCGAAGGCTGCATATTGATTCGAAGACCACGGGTGCCTTCTCCAACCGTTGCTGTGCTAACTACATTGATAAGGTTTAGGCTCCAACCTTCCCCAAGTTGTTCAATTTCAATCGGGTCATTTACATTATCCCAGTGAACCTTGACAGCAATTACTCCTGAACCACCAGCTACAATGCTTCCAAGCGCATAGCCAAATGGTACTTGAGTAAGCGTGGTTCTGATTTTGCTGATTTCAGCGTCACCTGTGCCATCTGCGTCAGCGGCACCAGGTAAATTACCAGCACGTATGAATAGTGGGTCGCCAATTTCAATGGCGCTGTTGCCATCGTCATCTTCTGCGTAAACCGTTAGATTCCAGATACCTTCCGTATCAAGGGAAATAAGGTCTGTCAAAGCGGTAGCGCTATTAAACGCAACACCTACGGCTTTTCCGTAAGTAGTGGGTACACCATTATCGCAAAGTACAACGGGGTCGCCTTTATTGACAAACCCGTCTGCGATATAAGGATGTATTAGTTCCGCTTCATAAACTGTTACATGCCTACCTTCATAGGTAGACGAAACTTCAGTACCGGCATCCAATGAGCCGGTATAAACGCCTGCTGTTACTCCTGGCATTTTAGTTTTCCTCCTAGTTTATTTGATTAGTGGGCCTGTCCCACTTTGTACTTTACTATTTTGGTTGTTGATATTCCCAGTACCAGAACCACCACCACCAGACACCCGTGTCCATCCAATGAACTTTGACTGCTATCGTGCCAGTGCCTGCAAGTAGTGGTTGCAATGTATAGCCGAATATGTGGGCTTCATCGTCAGCTGGCCAATCAGTTAGTATGCCTGCGCTTGATATAAAAACAAGCTGGCCGACAACCATATTCCATTCGGCTACAACCTCACAGCGCCATATCCCTTCAGTGTCAACGGGGATAATGTCCGTATTGGCACTTGCGGACTTGAGTGCTATCCCAACGCCAAGTCCAAACCATCCTATCCCAAACGACACCGGGTCACCCTTATCTACAAAACCATCAGTATGCGCAGGATGAACCAAATCGCCTTCCAAGATATTCACATGGCGGCCTTCTCCGGTAGAGGATACTTCATCACCCACTACTGCATAAGGGTCGTAATAGGGATTTTGCGCTGCTGGCATTGCCATGTCTTACACCCCCGTTGTAAAGGTTTCTACCTGAGCATCGGTCCAGTCTGGGTGTGACATCTTCACAGACTCTTTCAATGCTTCAAGTTCCTTCTCTGTGTCGGGCTTGCTCGGTCCCATGCCCTTGACTTTGCCGGCTTCGGCTAATTTGGCGATGTAGTCCACTTCAGACTGTATCGCTTCCGTTATACCATCGGCAGTCTCGGCATCCTTGAACCTCTCCAAGATGCGTTCCTTAGCAGCACCGGGTAGCGTAGCCTTGTCTACAGCCTCTTTAATAGCGGCTTGTGCTTCGGCTTTTGCCTTCGCCTTCTCTGCCTCGGTCATCTTGGCTTTGAGGTCATCTCTCTCAGTGGTCAGGGTTTCAACCTGTCCTTTGAGTTCCTCTAATTCTTTCTCGTTTTCCATTATTTTCTTAACCTCCTTGGTTGTTTCTTCTCTGACTTTAGCCTCTATGGATTTGACTAAATCAGGTCGCTTATCTCGTAGTGTCGATAGTTCGATTAAATCAATATCGCGTTGCTTATCGGATTCATACATAGTGACGATTCCACCGGCGCCGGGTTCGGTTACAAAATCAACCGACCGGGCGGCTACGAGTCTTTCAATTACCAGAGTTTCCTTCCCGTCTATGGTGGCCTTGGTTGCGCTGCCTACCGCGTTGATTGAGATGCCCATTTCTGAAAGCATCTCAGAATCACGCAGGCTAGATAGCTTTGCCTTCAGCCACGCTTCAACGATTACAGCAACACCGGTAATCACTCCGTCATCGTCTACTTTTACTTCCGTCAGCGTAGCAACCCAGTCCCTTATCGACCTCTCAGGGCGGGCTTTGTCTTCTTCATCTGTTGGGTGGTCGGCATACATCTTTTGTCCTTCGAATATACCGAAGTCCCTTTTTAACATCTCGGCCGGATAGTATCTGTCTTCAGAGGCATTGAATCCCGGTTTAATGACTATAACCTGCGCCCTGCCCTTTTCATTGGCTGCTTCTATTAAAGGCGTATAACTGTAGAGTTTCTCCCGTGTCTCTACTTCCCTTATCCAGCTTGGCATGTCATCATCTATATCGAGGCTTCGGTAGGCTGCCCGTATTTTACGCTTGGTTTCAGACAACCTTTCACTGGCTATGGCAACATGCTTACCTGAAAACCCGCCCTTACTAAGGTATGCCGCTGCGTTCTTGACTTGTCTTTTAGTAAACTTTAATTCCGGCGTCTCCCATAACCTTATCTTCCAATTAGCGGGGGTATTAGAATCGGGGACATAGGCAAAGGCTTCAACCGGATATTTCTCACCTTCTTCTGTTTTCATGGCGGTCTGTTCTTTAATCCATTCAAGAACAGAAGCAGCTTCTTTAGTAGCTTTATCTATAGTCTTAGTATCCGGCTCTTCGGATGATAATAGTTCCTGACACAGTTCGACTATCTTTTTAACACGGGCTGCATCAAGTGAAGCATTACGCCGTCCGGCCTCCTGTATAATCTCTGAGTAGGTTGTCTGTAGTGATTCCATCGGCTTGAATACCCTGGTACTCGATACCTTCTTTGGGTTGCCAAATATAGCCTCGCCGTTTTCACCTATCTCATAAGTCGTTTCAAAGAGCTGCCCGTCCACATCATAGATAACCCTGTCAGAAAATACCTCGTCAATCTTCAGGTTCTTCGGTATAACGGATTCGGGCTTTATCTTGTATTCTGTGGTCAGGGCTGTTTGTAATAGGTTCTTCTTATTCTCGTCACTTAGGTTCATCTTGGCCTCCTGTTCCTTAATCCAGACAAGGCAGTCATCGCATTCCCTAATGGCTTCATCAATCTTTATCTCCGCCCCCTGAGGCGTAGTAAGTATTGCCTGGCATATTTTCAGCACCTTCTTAATGCGTTCCTTGTCATCTTTATAAACTTGCTTACTGGCTTCCTGGAGGGTCTCATACTTAGTGCGTAGCGATTCAATCTTTGTCTCCCTTGCTACCCAGTTACCTTCGTTATTTTTCCTGAACACTCTCTTAACCGCTGCCCAGGCTGTAGCGTGAGACTTTGGTTCATCACCATACTGGTCAAAGGCAGAATTAAAAGCCTTCATGTAAATCTCTTTGGCTTTTGCGGGCAGGGCATCCAGAGTATCCGGTAAATCACTTACTGAGTTATATGGCATAATTTCCTCCTTGATAATAAAAAAGAACCGCAAACTCCGAGTTTCCTCAAAGCCTGCGGTTCCTCCGTTGGGCTAGTTAATTATTTAATTACGCACTAGGCAATATCTACCATTGCTTGTTTCGCACTGTAGGTTAGGGCAATATAAAGAACCATAAAGGTATATATCATCTTCATAGATTGTTTTACAGTTGGGACAAGTAGCATATCTGATGGTAGTATTCTGCTTATATGCTTTGGATAATTTCTTTAGTTTCATAAGGTTCCTCCTTAATCCAGCTTTATCGTTCTCTCAATCGTTACAAGAGTCGGCTTGCTATTTCTTATCTGTACCTTAACACTTCCGTAGTCAAGATTCCAGTCTATTTTATCAAGTTGCTTCTTGAGTTCGGCGTCTTTATCTGTCATTTTTTTAATACCGCCGGGGCTATAGCACAGGTACAACCAGGATGTATAGAACCTTGAGGATTAGGGAAGTCGCTATTAACTGCTATAACCCCTACCGAAGCGTTAGCCTGACATAAAGGGCAGTTACCTTCAGCTCCCCCCGAACCCAGCACCCACTCCTTGCCGGTTATCCCCATATCAATCATCCTGTCTTGTGAGGATTGAAACAAGGCACTGCGTGTTTCTGTCTTGGCTATAAGTTCACTCCGATACTTAGACATATTCTCGAAGTCGCCGCGTATATCTCTGGCAAGTCCGGGGACACCACGTTTATTCTTTATCCCGTCAGAAATTGTCTTACCCAACCGGCGTTTGGTTTCTACATCCATCTCGGCAACTAACGTAGCGCCGCGCTTCTCCGCCCATTCTACCGCTTCACCGATTGGTGGGCCCTCAAAGGCAATCGGCACTCCGGCCTTAGTCTTGCCCCAGGATATCATCTCAGCACTGCCGGATAGATAGGTCTCAGCGATTTCACCGCTGACCTCAGTTGTTAATGTAGCATCAAAGGTTTTTAGTAGAGGGTCGAGTATGTTACCAGTATCAGAGGCTAGGCTTTCTTTGACGTGCTTGTTGTAGATAGAGCCCAATTTGGAATAAGGAAAAGCATTACCAAGTTTATTGAAATACTTACTTAGCTTTTCTTGAAACCTTTTTGCGCTTCTTTCGTGGCTGTTTGGGTTGGCTGGTATTTGAGCCTCCAGCAACGTCAACAAGCTCTCCAGTTCCGCTATCAGTGTCATCAATTACTCCCGTCCCTTTACATTCAGGGCAGTCGGTTACAAGCAGTCCTACCTTGTCCAGCTCTATGTATTTCCTGCCGTTACACTTTGGGCATTTCATTGTTTACTCCTTTTGATTTTTAGTTATCTACTGCACCTTCATAATCTCTTATTGTTTGCTCAATAGCGGTAATATTACTTGAAGATTTATGATACACAGACATCCAGTCAGAATATATCTCTATACTTTCCTTGAAAGTCCTGACCGCCCTCAACAGGGTGACTTCAGGATTTGATTTTGATTCTTGACTCATCGCATCCAGGACTTCGGCGGGGTCGTTCACCCCTAGTATCAAGAGTGCTAGTTGCTGCACGTCTGGCGTGTCCATAACACTCGGCATCACTCCGGCTATCTTGACCATTGCATCGGCAGCCTCTAGCACGTCCATCGGGGTAATCGGTGGGAAGTCCATATCTACATACCGCTTGTCTTCTGCTATTCCTGCATGCTCAAGGATGATGTTGTTTATATCCTTGAATGTGTCCGCCCAGATAGCCTGATATGACTGGAACATCTTTAACATGGGGAGTTCAACTGTCTTGGCTGTTGCCAGATTCCCTGTAGAGATGTCGCCGAAGTATTGCTCAGGGATTCCTACGGCAGCACATATCTGAAGTCTCAACATCCTGCCGTCCTGATAAGCTGAAGAAGCCCCGGATTCAGTTTTAATCGGCGTGGTATCGGAGCCTAGATTTTCCAGTAAGTGTGAGCCGGCAGCGATTTCCTGTTCATGTGTCTTGGCCTTGATAGCATTGACGGCGGTTTGCCCGCCTTTGACTTTGGTTTTCCAAGCGAACCGGGCAAGCGCCAGTACGATAGCAACCCTGGAAGCCAAGAAATGTCTGTATTGTTTAATCCAGTCAAGAGCAGGGAGTAGAAGTGGATTACCTCTTTGCGAGGTTGAATTATATGCCAGGTGATAGATTAAGGCGTCATCATTCTTATTAACACCATCTACGCCACCGTCTTTTACGTTTGTATAATCGCGGTAAATCGTAGTATGTGTCTTACTATCCCTATCCGCCCATTCCCTTTTATAATACCTGATATCAT